CTTAGATTTCCAGCTCCCATAGATTCATGAAATGATTTAGCATCCGCACTTAATCCACCACCTAATTCTGGAGAAGCTCCAATATTTTTACCAAATTTCTCAGCCATCATTTTACCATATCCAGATTTTAAATCCATACCTAATCCAGTTTTACCAAAAGCAGCTCCAAGTTTATCACCAGCCATACCAGTCAATCCTGAAGCTAATTGAGCGGCTCCAGCTCCAAATGCCTGCCCTCTCATAGACTCATCAATACCACCCTTAGCTTCACTTAATTGTTCATAACCAGAACCAAGTAATCCAGTTCCTGCTCCGGGTTTCATACTTGGGCCTGAACCTGATAACCTTTTAGAACTTCCAAGAGCACTTCCTAAACCAGCTCCTATTGACTTAGCTGCTAATAATCCCATTGGCCCCATACCCATAGCACCAAGTCCAACACCAAGTAAACCAGAAGCAATCTTACCTCCCCATTTACCCATAGCACCACGCTTACTCATATATTTATTTAATTCTGCTGCTTTTCTAGCTTGGTCTTGCTGTGTCTTTGTTACATCTCTTTGTAAACCAGCTCCATAAGCTTGCCTTGAAAAGCCCGGTATATAGCTTCCGCCTTGTAATTTCCACATAATTATAATTCCTTCTCTAACGCAAATATACTATTTTGCAATTTTAATATAAAGCTAATATTATTTAAATACCAGCTATTTTTTAATTTATATGACAACTTCTACTCTCCATACTGATGTAATATAAAAATCCTTAGCGCCTGTCACTATTCCAGCATCAGATGCTGTTATACTAATACCTATTACATCACCTGACTCAACACTAGGATTAGCACTCCAATCACTTCTATTTATAGTAATAGATGTATTATCTACAAATGTTGTTGAATATGTATAAGTACACAAAGAATCTATTGTAGCATCTCCATCATCCATTTTTTTAATAGTAAAAAGAATATTATCTGCATTATCATCTAAATCTGGCGGCTTAAATATTAACTTATGACAAGTCATATTAAATGGAGCTAAGTATCCAACAGGAGGTCTCAAAGATGTCAATTCATCATTATTCCACCAAGGTAAGAAATGTTCATTTGCATCTAAGTCATCAGCGAAATTATGAGAGAATGAACGATAGTCTATAAATCTATTAGTATACTTTAATGTATTAGCAGATAATGTTTTATCTATAACTTGATTACCATCTTTTGAAAAATAAGATTTCCATAAAACACCTTTGAATTTTTTATATAAAGCCAATGGCTTGTTAGACTCTCTTGCATATACTTGCTCACCATCACTCATATTCCTAGAAGATGGAGAATGGCTAAGAGTCCCTTTTACATCTCCAGAAGAAACAGCCTGCTCCTTGCTGTTCATCATTACTCTCTCTTCTCTTGACAATGGCATTATGCAACCTTAGCCGATGGAAGTAATCTATACTCTATTGATATATCATTTATCTGAATACCAGCAGTAGCTCCAGACACATTTGTAGGGTTTGCTATTTTTATAGACAAACTTTGACAGGTGAATGGAGTTGCATAAGCTTTTAGCTTTGCCCAACTTGTGTTAGCAGAAAAATTTCCAGTAAACTGGCTAAAACTTGAACTACCATCTATAGCATAATATATTGGTTGAGTTTGAGCTCCATCGCTTTTATATGTTATATAAACAGCGTAAATCTTTTTCTTTAAACCGGGCTGACCAAAATCTATATCTTTTGTCTGAGCAACCCATCCACTAGTACTACTGCTTTTATAAGTATTTGGTAGATATTTATAAGGAGTAACAGTATTAGAACTTTCCTCACAAAATATTAAATCACCATTATAATCAATAGCAAAATTAGTTATTTTTTTTTGGTCTGTACAAAACGACCGAATTTGAGTCCAAGCTTGTGATTTTATATCATACACATATGCATCCCCAGTATTTGATGCACTCCCATCCTCATTTTTTACAACAATTATTTGTTTATTTCTTTTTTCATAACCAACTATTGAAGTGTCATTTATAAAAGAAGACCAAGTACTATCATCAATTTTATTATCTATAATATTTACTATCTTACTGCCATCATATATATAACACCCATTTTCGTTTACCCAACATACCCCAAACTCTGTTCTAAAAACAGCTCCGGGATTTTTAACACCATTATGTTTTACATCTGTTTCTAAAAACCAATTAGAATCAGACGGAGACGAGACATTAATAACTTGGACTGATTTCTGTTTAAAGGCTAATAACCTATCAGAATAAGATTCAATTTTAACATAGTCTTCAGCATCACCTTTAACAACATCAATATAATTAAAAGATGGAAATGTATCAAATCTATTTGGCATAGAATACATTATCCTATCACCAAAAACAGTAGGAACATCAGCCCCTTCTTCATATATTTTTACATTAGCAACAAAGGCTCTACGATTACACACTATAGCAGTTTTCCAAGCTTCACCAGCCCTACTTATACTTATAGATGGGACTGTAGGAGGATATCCATTAATAGTTTCATACGTGTCAAGGACAGGGCTTAGAGACTCTATTGAAGCTGTTGTAAAAATAGCATTAGTAGTTCCACTTGTATAATCCCAATCAGTATAATCAGAATCTAATGATGCCCTAGCCCCATCAGAAAGACTAATATCAGATAATAAAACCCAAGGGTCACTATCAGCTCCACTTGGTTTAAAATATATCCGAGCTCCTGATATTCTTTCATCATATGGTTTTTTAGCAATTATTGTATAGGAAACTTTTTCACCCTCAGCAACAACAAATGTATTAGATGAAGATGGAACTTTCAATAAAGATTCTTGATTATTATCATAAATAAAAGACAATGCAAGTTGATATGTATCTGCTGACCATGTACTATTATCATCAGAAGACATAGTCATATTAATTAAAAACCCAGCTCCGGCTGTTAGGTCACCTGCAGTTCCTGAATTGTGACCATCGGTTGGACGAGCTAATGCATTAAAATTTTGGTAAAAATCAAAAAATACATCAGCGTGTTCATGCCCTTTAAAATGGTCTCTTTTTACTAAACCATACCACCTTACCCTTGTTGAATTACCAAAATATCCATCAGATGCCCTTATAGCCCCATCAACAGAATAATAAGACATCTTAGACAAGCTAGTTATAGTAGTAGTAGCGGCTCCATCATCGTCAAGTAGTAGATTCATTAAAGGATTAGCTTCAGGACTCGATGAAGTATCATTCCACTTATCGCTATTTGAAGAATAAATATCAACACTAGCAGTATCAGCATCGGATAAAGCAATTAAACTTTCTCCCGTACCTCTCTTTTTTATTGTACCTGAATCTATACCAGCTCCAGTACCATAATTATATGCAACAGCAGTTCCTCCAGCAGGTTTTGGAGTAACATTTATAGCTGTTGAACTTGTTTTTGTTACTAAATAAGAGCCATCAACACCAGCAACAACATTAGATGAGTTTGCCGCAATATCAATATATATAACATCACCAACAGCAAAATTACCTGAATTATTAGCAATATTGCCAGAGGCATCTGTTGTATAAAAATTATTACCACTAGCATTTAGAGCAAGCCTATTATCAGATGCAAGGGTAACAGCAGTAGCTGTTTCTATTTCATAATCAGATTCAAAAACAACTAAACCATAACCCGCTGAAACATCAGATGTTATAGCTTGAGCAGTTCCATGAGCAGATACAGAACCAGAACTAGTAATAATACCTTGCTTCCCTATATTAATTGACTCAGCCTGAACCAACTCATTATTGGCTAAATCCCTAGGGTCTTTTAAACTATTTATACCACCAGAGAAATTATTTAAAACTAAGAGTTGTTTAGGCATTAATCAAGAATCTCGAAATGAACTAAATCGTCAAACTTATTATCTTTAGTTTCAAAATCTCCATCCCAATCTCCACCCCATCTAACCTTCACATTAAGACGTTTAGCGATTCCCTTAACATAACCTCCAAAATAGTGAAATCTGTCCCTGTCACCCCAATCTATAGG